TTTTAATTGATAAAACTCCAATTAAAAAGTTAATAAAATTTATTCGAAATAGTGCTAATTTACTTAATAAGGTTGATGGAGTTATTGAAGGACTACAGCCACATTCTGTAGTTGTAGCTATTGGAGTTCATAGCCAGCTTACAAATTTGATGCTTATTCTTTTTAAGCATTATGAAGAAAATGATGATAGCTATACAATTGAAGAAATAGCTGAATTGGTAGAGGAGATGAAGTATTATTGCAATATTATTTCAAAGAAATTCAATGATGTTATTATAAAGTATACAGATAGTGCTATGTTCTTGGGCTTTGATATAATTGAAATTTCAGAGCAACGTAACAATCTAGAATACCTAAATATTGCACTGATGCATATAAAAAATGGTGATATACTGAGCCTAAATAAATTTATGCTCAATTATAATTGTGGAGTCACTGGTGCATTTGAGGGGTATATTGATATGAATGAAAGAATTTATGGTAGTGAGGATAAGGTTGAACAACGTAGGAAAAATGAGAATGAGGTTACTAATTTCTGGAATTGGAAATTTAATAAAGAAAAAACATATATAGTCTATTCAATGACGATTTTTAAAGAAAGTTTTAATAGATAATAAATGTAGACAATAACAATAAAAAACCGAATACTCCCTAAAAACACCGTATTTTTCAGAAATGAATTTTACGGTGTTTTTACGTCGTACTTTAATAATCAATTGAATATATAAAAAGGAGATGTTAGATAATAATGGATAATACAATAATCAATCACGATACAAATATACAAACCTTAATCACTATAAAATTAGATAACAAAAATATAAATCACGTAGCACTCAACAGATTTTTAATAGAATTAGAATACTTACAACAAAAATATTTAATGTCAACATCAAATGATGGGATAACCTATGTTGAATGATACACTTGAACAACAATTAGAAGATTTACAATTATTACAAAAACATTTAACTAAAATGTATGAAAAAGAAGGACTGCCACATAATCAGGCTCTCAAAATAGCTCAAACTACTATAAAGAATGAAGAAAATATATTTGGAAATAAAGGACTTGCTTGGCTTGTTGGTTCTCAAGATTTAGAATATTTTTGTTTATACTTCCTAGCCAGTATCTATGTTCCTACAGAAGAAGAAATAATAAAAAAAAGTAAATCGGAATTAAGTAAAGTACATATAGAAATATGGCATGAATTAGAGGATATGGTTATTAAGAAAGATTATAACCAAAGAAATTATATATGTCCAAGGTCTTTTGGTAAGACTTCATGTATTTCAACACCTCTAGCCATTTGGTGTGCTTGTTATAAGTTTAAAAGTTATATTGTTATAGCATCTGCTGTAGAAGATACTGCATCCTCCTTCTTAAAGAATATAGGAAATGCATTAACTAAGAATCTTTTAATAGAGAAAGCATTTGGTAAACTTACAGATAGAAAAAAACTTACATTCAATAGTAGTGTAATAGAATTAACTAATGGTGTAAAAATAGAATCTGTATCAGCTTCCAGTGCATCAAGAGGGAAAAATGATAATTTTTCAAGAATAGATTTATTAATTATGGACGATTTTCAAAAGGATGATGAAGTTGCAACTGATGAAGCAAGAATTAAAAAATGGAAACTATATAATGATAGTTTAAAAAATGCTACTCAAGCCAACACTTCGATTATGCTTTCAGTCGGTACAATCCAACATAAGGAGTGCTTCTACTCAAGAATACTTAATACTAGGTCATGGAAAAGTACAGTAAAAAAATGTATATTACAAGATGATATAGATGATTATTTTAATACTGGTTTATGGGATGAATTTTATAAAATATATGTAAATAGTAAAGATGAAGACAGTTTACTCCATGCTAAAGAATTTTATTATTTACATGAATCTGAAATGAAATTTCCTATGCTATGGAATGAATTTTGGAATTGTTTTGATATT